GGACTTCTCCACAGCGCCGGCTGTCCTCGACACTTCACGACCGCGAAGCATATTACACCACTCTGGCAGGTGGTGGATGTGTCTAGCTTGATCGAAAACTGTCACCTGGTGCCCATCGTCTGACTAACTTTGGGAGTCACACCTCTCTGTTGCAAATGATAATGATTATTTGCCTGTAGAAATAGACCTCGATTCCCCAGATCAGGGACCTATTCCTGAGAATGAAAATCTCCATCACAGACTCGGCTGTCGGAGATTACCTAGTTCATTGAATAAGAAGCGCGGGAGGCCGCATAAGAGGAGCAAGCGAAAAGAAGATTCATCTTATTATGCGGTAAAGCGCCAAGCGACACTCAAGGAGCGTGAGAAAAGGAAGAAGGCCTACCAGAGAGCTTTTACTTTACGTGGTTCGCATCATAAAGATCAAGATTATGTGCAAGAAAAGGCCTTCGCCCGTAAGCGTCGGATGAAGACTGGTACTGAGGTTCATGGGCCTCAACGACGCATCGCTAAGAAGTTTGGGTGTTACGACAGAGAAAGAGATGTTTTCGTGCCTCTATCTCGTCCAAAACATATACCGTGGGAGCGCAGACCTGTTGGCCCACGGGCTGAAGAAAAGGTAGACACCGCCGTTGATGTTGATCTTGTTTTGAGAGACTTCAAGAAGATTGGCCGTGTCCCTGTAGTTGCTGCCGAGAAGGTTGGACAAGTATGTGAAAAACTACGAGAGTATTCCGGTGTTTATGGTAAACGTGCGAGCCGGAAACTGATTTCCATACTTTTGAAAAGAGCGAATAAGGATGTTGAGAATCCAGGTTGGTATAATGATGAAGCTGACTATCTAGACTACAGTGAGTTCTCGAACTCGCCACACTATGGTTATTTTTGGAGTATCACCCGAGCTGACCACGTTTATGAAGTGTGGAGAGTCAGACGAATGGAACCTGCAACGCCACGAATGTTTCAGTATGTGTTGTGGCATGTGTGCTACGATATGGATTGTGAGCACATTGACCAGCAAATTATGATGATGAGAGCGAACAAAGACGTTCTGAATCCTGGCCCTTCCTGTAAGTTTGCTGGACTGTGGGTTGAAGCTGTCGCTGATTCACACACGTTGAAAAGCGGTCGCAGACCATATTGTTGCAAAGAGTGCGGCCAGTGTTTAGGTCTAGTGTCGTCCAAAGATCCGACTATGCAATTATACCATCCTGTTGAGTGGGAGGTTAAGCCTGTTAAGGGTGTTCATGGGGCTAATGAAGTCTGTAAGACCCAAGTGACACCGCTAGCCTCGACTTCTGTCAAAGAGCTTCGAAGGGATCAGAAGAACGAGAAGATCCAGTATACCAAGACGCTCAAGAAGATTAGTGACACGAAGCCTGTTGAAACAAAGAAAGAGGAGGAGAAGAAACCAAGACTGCCACCGGTTATTGCTGCTGAGGGTGTCGTTATACAAGATCCTGAAGATGCTAGAGAAATAGCTAAATTGGATTATTTTGTCACAAATGATCCAGTTCATGTTGAAGAAGTTAACGTACCACCTGTACCGCAACCTGAAGAAGTTGTTGTTGATCGCCGAACTGTTAATAAAGCAAGTGTTCAATTGAGCCCCAAGCCCGTTGTTACTGCTTCATTCACTTTTCATGCTGTGCAGCGCCGACAGATGTGGTGGGCACGATATTTCATAGGATTGTTTGTTTTCTATGAGTATATGGTGCAACACACTGGGCAGATTATGGAGGGCGTTGGTTTCTTGACACCATTGATCTTGGTGAGATTCCTTTATATCTTACTTCCGTTCTCGTTGTTTCTGCTCAACATTTTCTTTTTGTCTATTCCACTCATGTTGTTTGGTTTAGTCTCGTCTAAATATGCGAACTGGTTCATTACTCCGCTTTTAACCAGGTATCAAACTGTTTTGTTGGTCCAGCTTAGGAGATTACGATGCTTTGTTGTTCCGTATCGATTGAGATATATTCCTCACATTGTCACTATGTTGTTGTGTGAGCAGTTCCCGCTTGGGACACGTGAGGAGTTACGAAAGAATTTGCATTCTCGATATGAAAGCTACTCGTGTCTTAATATCGATGCATCGAAAGCAGCGGAATTGAAGGAAGGCACTGTCCTAGTAGCATTGTATCTTATAATGCTACGCCCAAACGAAGAGGTCCGGTTAGAGGAACCGGAAGCTGTAAAACCTCTGGATTTAGAAAAGGAATTACCAGATGTGCCTATCGACAAAGGAAAAGAACCGGCCGATTCATGTTCTCCAGATTCTTCGAGTGGTTGTACCACTCCGGACATCGATTATGCGGCTATTTCCGACGAAGAGGCGAAGCGATTAGAAGAAGAGTTCAATCAATCGCATCCGCACCTTTCAGAAAGTTCGGTTTCCACTGCCCCCGCGCCTTCCGGCGGGGTCTAAGTGACCATAATGCATCGACACCCATCTACGCCTTGGGGGCTCGCGTAGGTGAGGTTGGTCTCCAAGAACCTCCTTGTCCTCTCTTAGATAGTGAAGATGCGACGTTCGATAGAGATAACCTTTTGCGTCAAAGATCTTGCAATTTTAGAAGACTCAATTATGGGTATGTTTCTGGTTATGCACCTATTTCCATGGATCGAAATGATGGTGAGACTGTTGAGTTCGCGTTTAAGAAGCGTCTGTTTTCTGTTTTACCGTATGATACGCCTGGGTTCGATAAGAAGGCTTATCAAGATCGTTTGCGACGCTTCAGTGATTTTGTTGCGAGTTGGTTGCGTGAAAACGTCCCTATTCCACGAATTATGGATTTCGAAGAATGGCTAGCTACGACCTCATATAACCAGAACCGTAAGGAAGAGTTAAGAAAAGCTTTCCTAGACTTGAAAGGCGGATTTCCTAGTCTGTATGAGTCATCCCATGTTGATTCCTTTGTTAAGCTTGAGTCTTACCCACTGATGAAGAATGCTCGAATGATAAATAGTAGATGTGATGCTTTCAAAGCTTGGTGGGGGCCCTTTTGCAAGTCAATTGAAGATGTCGTTTTCCGATTGCCATGGTTTGTTAAGCATATGACGGTCGAAGAACGTGTTGCTAAGGTTAAAGCTCTTAAAGCTGCTGGGCGGCGTTATTTTGCTACTGATTTCACTGCCTTTGAATCGCATTTTATTCCTGACCTCATGAACGCGTGTGAGTGCCAGTTGTATAGGTGGTGTTTACAGTTTTATCCCACGGTGGCTGAACATGCGTGCAAGGTGTTGACTGGTAAAAATCGAATGCGCACGCGTCGTGGCTGCAAAGCCACTGTGGAGGGACGTCGGATGTCAGGTGATATGAACACTTCTTTGGGTAATGGATTTACCAACTTGATGTTAGCATTGTTCTTGGTCCATGAGAAGAACGGTCAAATCGTTGGTCTTGTTGAAGGTGACGATGGTCTCTTTGCTAGTACAGTTGATTTGACTGCTCGAGATTATTTTGAGATGAACTTCAACATCAAGATAGAAAGTGTTGACGACCCGTGCACAGCGTCTTTTTGTGGTATGGTGTTCACCGAAGATGATCAAGTCATTCGTGACCCGCGTCGTTTCTTGGAAAACTTCGGGTGGACACATTCGTTTATTCATGCCGGAGATAGGGTAATGGATGAGTTGTTACATGCGAAATGTTTATCCGTGTTGTTCGAAACTCCTCACTGCCCCGTCGTTGCTGTGCTTGCTCGCGAATGTCTGAAGAAGGTCGCATACACTAATCCAAGGTTTGTGTATGATGGATATCACGATTCCTTGCCTAAAAACCTCAAAGTGCCAGACTTCGCGCCCACGATCGCCACGCGGATACTGTTTCAGCGGTTGTATGGCGTTTCCGTGGCAGAGCAGTTGTTGATTGAAGACCACATCCAGGATGGTGATCTCAGTTACTTAGCATTGACGTTACCGGCGTCAACC